CGCCAAGAGCGCCGATTGCCGGGCGGTCCTACGTGTTCGGCGTCGACTGGGCAAAGTATTCCGACTTTACGGTTATCACGGTACTGGACGCTGCCAGTCGCGAGATGGTGGAGATGGACCGCTTCAACCAGATCGACTACTCGGTGCAGGTCAGCCGGCTGAAGGCGCTGGCCGGGCGCTACCGGCCGCAGACCATCGTAGCGGAGACAAACAGCATCGGCGAGCCGCTGATTGAGCAGCTGCGCGCGGACGGGCTGCCGGTGCAGGGGTTTACGACCACCAGCCAGAGCAAGCAGCAGGTGATAGACGGTCTGGCGCTGGCATTTGAACGCGGGGAACTCAAGATACTCAACGACCAGGTGTTGATTGGCGAATTGCAGGCCTACGAGAGCGTGCGCCTGCCAGGCGGCGGATTCCGCTACAGCGCGCCGGAAGGGATGCATGACGATACGGTGATGAGTTTAGCGCTGGCATATTATGGTACTCAGACGGGGCGCGTTGAGTTTATGCCGTCATTATACAGGTAGGTAGATGATGCTCGATTATACCAGCACGATATTCGATGCACGCCAGGATGCTTCCAATAGAGAGCGCCGCGCGGCCTACAAGCGCCGATGGTCGTACTACCACGGCGACCAGGCAAAACCGCTAAAGGTCAGTGTTGGGCAGGCGGATGATAACGTCATCATCAATCTGGCGCGGTATATCGTAGACAAGGGCGTAGCGTTCCTATTCGGCAAAGATGTTGGCTTCCAGCTAGAGGAAGGCGCAACCACGCCAGCCGAGGAGACACTGACGGAGATATGGCGGCGCAATCGCAAGGGAACATTCCTGCTCAAGCTGGCGCAACTAGGCGCAATCTATGGTCATGTATTCGTCAAGATACTGCCAGACTTTTACGGGCGCGGTATCGCCAGGCTCGTACCCATTGAGGCCGAATATGTAGACGTATCGTGGCGCGGCGATGATATTGAAAGCGCCTACCGCTATACCATCAGCTGGACGGAGGAAGGCCGCGATGGCAAGGCGGTCAACCGCCGGCAGGTCATTGAGCAGGACGAAACTACTGGGCGTTGGTCGGTTATAAACCGCGTCCAGCGTGGCGGCGGACAGTTTATCCCAGACCCGGACAATCCCGACATTGTGCCCTGGCCGTACAAGTGGCCGCCGGTCGTTGATGCGCAGAATATCCCCTGCGCCGGCGTGTACTATGGGTTGAGCGACATCGAAGACCTGGACGAGCAGGACGCCATCAACTATGTGACGTCGGCGGTGCACCGCATTCTGCGCTATCACGCCCACCCGAAAACATGGGGGCGCGGATTCAGCGCGGCGCAGGTGGAACAGGGCGCGGACGACCTGCTGATTATCCAGTCGCAATCGGGCGAACTGCGCAATCTTGAGATGCAGAGCGACCTTGCGTCCAGTTTGAACTATCTGGACATGCTGCGAACGGAGATGTTGCGCACAGGGCGTGTGCCAGACCTGACAACCGAAAACCTGTCACTGGGCGCGACGAGCGGCTTTGCGCTCCGTTTGCTGCATGGCGACCTGCTGGAAAAGACAGCCGCGAAGCAGCGTACATATGGCGACCTGTTGGTAGAAATCAACCGCCGGCTGCTGGAGCTGGCAGGGTATGGGGAGAATAACTATACGAGCATCTTCTGGGGTGACCCGCTGCCGATGAACGAACAGGAACAAATGACGCGCGACGGCTTCGAGCTCGACAGGGGCGTGGTTAGCAAGGAAACAGTCCAGCGGCGGCGCGGGCTCGACCCGGAGACGGAGAATGCGCGCATAGCCGCAGAGGGTACGGCGGAAGACCTGCGCACTGGCAACGTCGGTGCGCTGCTTATACGACAGTTCGCGCAGGGGCAGGGGGTCTAATTGGCAGGGCCGATACAGGATATTATAGCGCGCTACCAGGCTGACATGCGCGCCATAGACCGCGAGGCGACCGGGCGGCTGATTGAGAGTTACCGCCGGGTATATGACGATATCCGCGCAAAGGTAGAGTCGCTGGCCGGGCGCGCGCTGGGCGAAGGGCCGGAAGCCGTGCTGACCGCAACGCAGCTGCGCAACCTGAGCGAATATAAAGATATGATGGCAACCATCCAGCGCGAGATGCAGCGCTATGGCGCGGTGGTGGATGATGTGGTTGGCGCGGCGCAGGAGAAAGCGGTCAATTCAGGCGCGGCGGCGGCGCGTCAGATGATACTCGAACTGTTCCCGGAAGCGGCGCGAGGAAGCATAGTCGGCGTGCTGCAACGAATGCCGCGCGAAGCGGTTATAGCGCTGGTCGGCGCTTTACGCGAGGACTCTCCGCTGGCAAGCATCACGCTGGCCAGGTGGGGTGATAAGGCGGCGAAGCAGATTGGCGAGCAGCTGGTCAAGGGGCTGGTAACCGGTATCGGTTCGCGCAAGACGGCGCGCGAGATTCTGAAGGCGCTCGACCCGGCGCTTGGTATGCCGCTCAGTAAGGCGCTGACCATCGCGCGCACGGAGACGAACAGGGCATTCAGGTCCGCAACGCGCGAGACATACCGGCGCAACCCGCACGTGGTCAAGGGCTGGATATGGTATGCGAACATAGACGGCGAGCCAGAACCATGTTTAGCTTGTCTGGCGATGCATGGCACAAAGCACGATATGGACGAAACGCTGGACGACCATCCCAACGGGCGCTGCACGATGCTGGCAATCACGCCGTCATTCGAGGAGCTTGGCATTGAGGGCGTGGATGAACCTGATAGAACGGTTGAAACAGGCGAGGAGTGGTTTAACCGCCAGCCTGAGGAGCGCCAGCGCGAGATGATGGGCGAACAGCGGTATGAGCTCTGGAAGCAGGGCAATCTCGACTTTGAGGATATGGCTACAACGCACCATTCGGATGAGTGGGGCGACAGCATAGGCGTAAGACCGATATAACAGGAGTAAATAATGACCGACAACCAGCCCGAGACGGGCACAAGCGCGGGCGCGATGCCCCCTGAACCGGCCAGCCAGCCGGCAGTACAGCCAACCGGCGAGACGCCGGAAGCGCTGCGCGAGCAATTGGCGAAAATGCAGGCTGCGCTCAAGGAAGCCAACAAGGAAGCCGCCGCGAGACGCAAGCGGCTAGAGGAGTTGGAAGCCGCAGAGCAGCAGCGCCAGGAGGCCAGCAAAACCGCTGAACAGAAACTAGCCGAACAGCTCAAAAAGCTGGAAGCCGAACGCGATGCCGCGGAACAGCGCGCCAGACAAACGCTGATACGCGCCGAAGTAACAGCCGCTGCTTCGCGGATGCAGTTCCGCGATCCGTCCGATGTGCTGAGACTGATTGATGCATCCGCGCTTGAGATAGGCGATGACGGCTCAATCAAAGGGTTGGATGAACAGCTGCAGGCATTGGCGAGCGCTAAGCCGTACTTGCTCGCAACGAGCATAGGCAGCCTGTCACCGACCATGCCCGGACACGGGCAGGCACAGGGCGAAACGGATGAAGGACGGCGCGCGCGATTATTCGGCGGCGGCGAATCGGTAATCGGCAGGCGCGGCGGCATAGTATGGCCTCAAAAATAGTTTAGAGGAGTAGAATGACCACAGGTGTTTCCGATATCAGCTCTCTCAACAGCCAATACATTACGGCCCTGTATGAGGACGCGGTCTTTGTAGCCCGCGAACAAAACCTCATGACGCGGCTCGTACGTGTATTCAACGACCAGGCTGGCGACCAGACACGGTCGCTAAGCACCTATCCTTCCGTAACGCCGGTTGCGGTTGGCGAAACGGATGATTTCAGCGCTCCGACCGTGTTCGGCAAGACGAACCTGTCGACGCTGACGCCCGCCGAGTATATCTCGCAGGTGTTGCTAACCGACCGCCGCCTGGCAACCGACCCGCAGAATGCGCGTCAGGATGCTGCTCTCGAAATGGGGCAGGCGTTTGCCACACAAATCGACCAGGCGCTCCTGCAGGACTTTGCCAGCCTGACCGGCGGCACCGTCGGCGCGAGCGGCTCGACTATGACCTGGGCATACTTCTATGCCGGCGTGTCGTATATGCGCGACCTCGCAATCCCGAAACCCTGGTACTGCGTGCTTGACCCGTGGCAGTGGCATGACCTTGGCGTTGCGGCCGCGGTGGCTTCAACCGTCACCAATGCGCCGCAATTCCAGGATGCAGTCATGCGCCAGTGGTATGTCGGAACCGTTGCAGGTGTGGATGTGTTCGTGAGCGGCAACGTGTACAAGAGCGGCAATGACGCATACGGGGCATTTTTCAACCCGAATGCGCTTGCGCTCGATATCCGGCGCGACCTCAGGCTGGAGCCTGAACGTGATGCCAGTAAACGTGCATGGGAGTTGAACATGACCGCTCTATATGCGCACGGTGTCTGGCGGCCTGCGTTTGGCGTACAGGTCATCAGCGATGCCGCGGCCGGCGGGTGATAGGAGGTAATGAACAATGTTCGGATATAGCAACGTAAAGACCATCACCGTCAACTTTGCCGACCCGACGGAAGACAACGTATTTCTGCTCGCTAAAATCTCGGACAGGCTGGCGCACGTCGAAATCCTGGAGGCGTGGGCGGTGATTGACACCACCGTCACCGCCGGCGACGGAACCGGTATTGCGCTGACCCTGCTGGATTATGGCACGGCAGGTACTGTGAACTCTGGCACGGTGTCAGCCGTACTGGGCGGAACGACCGTTACCTGGACGACTCAGGTGCCAAAGTCGTTCACCATCTCTGAGGGCACGTTCACGGGCGGGCACTATCTCGCGCTGAAATATGACGAGACAGGCACCATTGCACCGTTGAACCTGACCGTCAGCGTAAACTACGTGGAAGGCGCTTCGGCGTAAACCACGAACGCGGCTGGCTAGGCTGATGGTAGCGCCAAAGGCCGAAAAGGTAAGCCCCCACCCTGCCAGCCGCGAATTGGGGGTAACAGCAAGCCTGAAAGGGGGCAAGCGAGGAATATGAGGATACTCTGGTTCAGTAACGCTCCTTGGGCGCAGACGGGCTACGGAATGCAAACCGCGCAGGCGTGGTGGCGTATTCAGAAGCTCGGCCACAAGATAGCCGCGATTGGCTGCAACTATGGTCACGAGGGGATGCCGATTGGCTTTGGCAGCAACGGCGAAGAAACGGTTATCTGGGGGCGCGGGTATCACACGCACGGCGTGGATATTATCGGTGCGCACGCGGCAAACTCGAAAGCCGACATTGTAATTACGTTGTACGACACCTGGGTATTCAACCCGGCAACGATGCAG